TTTAACTTCGGGAATATAAGAGCCGTTGTCTGTGGTGAAACAACTCTTAACTACATTATCGACAAAGGAAAGAACTTCCTTGAAAGATAAGGTAGGTTTGATTGTAATCTCAACACCGTTCCATTCAACAGTCTTGGTAGGTGTGTATGTTTCTTTCATAATCTTTTCAAATGTGGTAATAGAAACCTTTTTGTTTGACTTAACATTAGCCATAAAGTATTCCTCCTTTAACTCTTAACTATGAGAGCGTCGAAGTTATACTTCCACACATATCCCATAGATGATTTGATTTTGTTTTTGCAACACTTCACAATATTGCTTGGGTCTGCACCAGAATACTCGGATGCCTCCGCGATAGAACTGAAGTGTTTTATAATCTCACCACTCATACTACACATCGTCACCGAGATGCTCCCGCGGTGCGCTCCGCCTCTCTTAGCAGAATCCTTCATATGCTGAATGTGAGATTCGGAAAATTTCATTCCTTTTCTACCGATACTCATATTGCGTCTTTGTTCTTCCGTAGCCTTACGCCCATAATTAGGATTGTTTGCGCCACGCTTACCAAACATAGGGTGTGAAGAACCCTTGCGTCCATAACAAGGGTTTCGTTCTCCTTTGTTATTTTCGCTCATTCTTTTCTTTTGTTCATCGGTAAATGTATACCCAGTTATACCTTCGCCGCCTAAGGTCATATTGTAACCATAATTTTTATCGCAAAGATTTAATTGAGTTATGTATAATGTTTCATATTGACGAGCTTCATCCGCTGATAAGCAGGAATGGAGTATTATATGGTCAAACGAATCCCAACCATATTTTTGAATTGCAGAATTAAAATGTGGGTTTCTTTTATATGCCGTGCCGTTTTGCCATCTCGTCTCTGGATTTCGGGAAGTAATACCTACATACATCTTGTTGTTAATCCTGTTCCTGTGTAGATAAACTGTCCAGTTGTTTTTGTCGCTTTCTTTCAGCTCTTTGTTTTTTAACATACTCATAATCACACCACCCTCCATCTATCTTTGAATAACATACCCAACGATAATTGATATCGGGGAAATGAAACCAGAATAGTTTTCTTTTTAAAAGAGCGACTGAATCGGGACAACCTTTTGTATCAACAACCTCTTCGTGTCCGTCTTTGAATACCATATAGAAATCGGCTACATATTTAATCGGTTGCACGGTCTTGTTATCGTGAATAAACTTTGGTTGTAACTCATATGGTTTTTGCAACTCGTGATGAACCACATCGCCACTCTCCACTAAAGGGCAAAGTACATCTCTGTAGTATTTCATTTCCAACACAGAGTCGAAAACAATACCGTCATATGTTCTTTTCAGAGTATCTTTATTTACATTGAATTTTGATTCTCTCAAAGCGACCTCCTTCCATACATTGAGAAATAGGCTACACCTCAAGGGCGCAGCCTATTTAATTTATTCTTATTTCATCGCAGTCTTATTCCGCATCGTCGAAGTATTCGTCAAGCTCGTTTTCAAACTCCTCGTCTTCTTCATCGTCTTCGATGAGTCCAACGACTTTGGTTTCTTCGACTGCATTTTCGTCTTTGACCTCTACGGGTTTAACTTCTTTACGAGATTCTTCGATTCTGGCAAGGTAGATGCTCCCACATTCAGGGGAGCAAGCTACTTCCTGCCAACGGAAAACACCTGCGACATTTCTGATTGTACGGCAAGCCTCGTAAGGTTTACCGCACACACGACATTTCTTAATCGCAGTTGCCATAAGTTACCTCCGTAATTATTCAGTTACATCTGCTGTATTTACACCGAAGATAGTGTAAGTCCAGAGAGCTGCGCTACCGCCGCAAGCACCAGAAAGAGCTTCTGCTTCGAAAGCGTGAACTGTCTGGTTGTCGCCCATTTCAAAGCTGAACTCACCGTTGAAGTCAGCCTTAGGAATGTAGAACTGAATACGGTAAACATTAGAGCACTTGTCTTCAGCAAGAGCATCGATATAAAGAGCACACTTGCCAGAGTAGTTATCGCTCATATTTTCAAGCACATCTGCCTGAATCTTTCTCTTGTAGTAAACTACAATTTCAGTACCGTCTTCGATTTCACCTTCGTTGAAAGCTAACGCCTTAGTGCCGGGAGCGTAAGTGAACTTGCCTGCTGCAACAGCAGCGTCCTGTTCGAGTACTGTACCAAGAGTACCGTCACTGTTCTTGATATATACCGCATCAATTTCGTTGCCGGCTGTACCTGTTGCAACATATGTAGTTGTAGCAGCATCATCATTTACAGTAAGGTAATCTGTCCAGAGAACTTCAGTAGTCTTCTTCTCGAAAGTACCACCAGTCTGAAGTTCAAGAAGACCGCCAGAAACCATACCGTTAGTACCGCTGATAGTAACGGCCTTGTTCTTTTTCAGAGTTGCAAGTTTGCGACCCTGCTTACCAGTGATTTCTGTCTGCTCCTGAGACTGAGCGATTGTTGCGCTCTGAAGCTCGTCAAGTGTAAACTTATAGTTACCAGTTGCAATGTCAAACGCAGTGATGACTTCAAGGCTGGTAATTGTGATATCATTGATATTCATAAACACTGTTCCTCCTTAAAAAAATTTACTTATGAGTAAGCCAATTCAAATCGTCTTGGCTAAGCTCTTTTGCATTTACAGTACCGGTATATACACCGTACATTCTGTTGTTATAATCAACCTTCTTAATAACCTGCCGAACGCTTTCGTTAAACTGATAAATTGAAAGTTCTCTTGTCCTCTCAAAATCGTATTTATACTGTTCGGCGTTAACCATTGCGATTATAAGTGATTCGAGCCGAGAGTCTTCTGTGCGGTTCTTCAATCTCCGCATCCTGCTTCGTGCTCGTTCAAGCATAAATTCTTTTGCTTCCGGATTCGCAGGCTTACGCCTGTTCTTTTCGAGGTGGTGAATCATACGCAATGTTCCTGCAATTTTGCCGTGAATGGCACGGTCGATTGTTATTTTGTGCTCCTCGTCGCGGAGAACTATGTTTCCGTTTTCTTCGCTGATGGTGTGTTTGAATTTTGTTAAATCCAAATCACCAAAGATTAACTTTGTATCCTGTTTTCTTATCCCGGGGAACATCAACAGGAACAAATCGTAATCAGTAATGGATGTGAAGTCTACGCCAGCATCATCAAGCTGAACCATCATATCAATGGGCATAGCTGTTAAAACAGAAACAATATTGTAGTAATCCTCTTCACAGTCGATAACTTCGCCAACAGTTGGGATTACTATCTTGATGGAATCATTTATCGCATAACTCCGTTTATACAAAAGATTTCTTGTTGCCATACCTAATCATTAACCTTTCTTTCGGTTTGACGGTGTGGGCTTATTGGGGTTATGTAACCTGTTAAAGTCTGTAGCGGTAAATGTCATAACCTTACCCTGAAAGTCTGTCATAGGGGCATATCTTTTTGCTGAATAGAAATCCAATTCTCCAAGCCCGTAGTATCGACTTCCGTTGATAGCTCCCGCTATCTTAGAAACAAGCTTGTCTGTGCGGACACCACCTTCCGGCAAACGCAACTTGCTCTTATGTGTAAACACCCACACATACAGAGTGGGTAGTAAGTATGTTTTGTTTACAGCCTTTTGAATATCTACATCACAGCAGATGAAGGTTTTACCTTCCTCGATTGTTGTGGGTATATATTCATACGGGAAGACTTGTTTGTAGACAAGTTTCTTGGCATTTTTAAGCTCAACACTATCGTCTATAAGTGCAACGATATCTTTGTTGGTAAGCAAATCTTCCATTAGCTGATTTTTATAATCAAACATTTCGTCGAGTTGCTCGATAGCCATTATAACCACACCTGCCTTCCGTCTTCATCAATATTGTTTTCGGGGTCAACTATACTTTCTTCATTATCGGGTTGAGTAGGAGATGGGTCTTTTGGGAAGTACTTATAGTAATCCGCAATACCAAGCTCGTGATTGTCGTCATCGGTAGAAACAACTTCCTGAAGAACGAACGAGTAAACACCTTCCGTGTTATAAACCCAACCGACTTTTAACGGTTTAGTGAGTAAGTATGAAAGTTTTTCTTGTGACTCGGGGTCGTCGATTAAAAACCTTGACTCCCTGCAAAACTTAACAGTATCTTCATTTCTTGCAATGGTCATAGCAATTCTTGAGTCACCACGGGTTACTACAAATTCTCTATCTTCGTATTCGCCAGTGAGATACTTAGTACCATCCTCAATAATGCACCACTGTTCATGTGTCTTTCCGTCGGCATCAATCCACTTAAGCAAGTGATTACATTGACGCATCTTTGCCTTGGTGTAAATCTCTGTATTGGCATCACATTCTACAATGAGCCAGTGATTGTTCATCCAGCTCACTAACCCGCCACCCTTAACCACATCACTCGGGAGAGAATAAATTGTTTTTTCGTTAAGGTTGTCTGAGTTTGTGATAGCGACTTCCTGCGTGGCATTGTCTATCTCAACAGAATGAAACGACAAGCTGTCAGATAGTTTTGCGGAAAGCATATGCAGTTCTCTACGCAATACAGATTCGCGTTTGGAGCGTCCGCTTGCGGCTATTCGGCTTTCATAAGAATCCCAAATACTCACAGCGACACCCCCTCAGATAAGAACTTTGATTGAAGTTTGTTACAAATAGAAATAGCGCGAAAGACCTCGCGCTTAACTTCCGACACACTACAATCGGGGTTATCAATTAAATACTGTAAGATT